AGTATCGCACCCATATCGCTGGGCATAAAATCAGTGTTATTGAATGATGTTATCTCGGCAATTACTTGATTGTTTGTCACATCGTACACTCTAACAGCGCAATCTTTTACTGCATTTTTAACTGCTTTGTTTAAATATATCTGAGATAGATCGCCGAACATATCACTACCCGGCCATACAAATTTTGAAACTGTTGTGTAGTTATTGCTGTCAGTAAATAAATACGGGAAAGATTTTCCGTCAGTCCACGAATATCCTAAAGCCCCGATGAGACTTGAACCCATTGAAATCCAATCGTTCGCCGAAGGTCCAACGAATTTGTATTTGGTTCCATCTGTATCGAAACAAACAGAACCAATAGGAGCAATGAAGTTAGGAACTCCTGCACCACTAAATAGTTTTGGGTTGTCAGGGCCTCCTGGCCCTAACCCCGAATCTACATCAAAACTTTTATTAGAATCTATCATTCTAGAATAATACCTGTCCTACTTTTCTAGCGCGAACGTCTACTCCGTTTGTCTCAGTTGAAGCAACTCTTAATTGCATCTCCTGAGCAGTACCAGTACCAGAAAGCTCCACAGTTAAACTATAGTCAAATGTGGCACCATGCTTGTTTTTAGAATAAACATTGTCATCAATATTAGCAGCGTCAGCAGAAGCCGTTCCATCATGCATAGCATGTACGAAGAAAGATTGTCTTCGTGCAGGGTCATCGGCCAAGGATACGCAAACAAAATAGTGAACAGCGCATACGTTATCTACCAATTCTTCATCAATAGTCGTGACAGTAGTTACACCGTCTTCACTAAGGTCTTCAACAATATTACTAGTAATATAATCAATTAAGTCTTGGATTACCGTTCGTACATCAGAATTATCAGTAACAATTCCACCAGTAAAAGTTCCTAAGTCTACATCGCCCTTAGAGATTCCAAGAACAGTATAAAGAGAGCCGTAGCTGTACCAGTCAGCGGCGGCACCTGCATTTGCGAGTTTTTGATAAAACTCAAAGTTGTCAGTTCTAAGATACCCTGACCCCAGTTCGGCAGCATCCTGAGCATTTGTATCTCCACCTGGCGCACCTGAACCGAAAAGAAGGGTTGCCCCTGAATCTCCGTTCTCAGATACCATCTGCAAAAATTTTTCAATTGTAAATCCTGTTCTTGCCATTTTATCCTCCTAGTTGAAGTCTTGCGACCTCTACGTTTACATTAAAAGTTTCGTTGTTAGTAACTTGTAATTGTGCTTGGCCAGCAACCACATTCACATTAACATTTACGTTTAACATTCCCACTCTTAACCTACCGTGTACCGAGTCCTTGGTATCTGTAGCTGAAGTTCTTATAACTCTCATGTACGCGGAACGAACTTTAGTTTTATCATCTGTCCAGATTGTATAAATGTAATCTAAACTTATAAAATTATCTATCGAAGTTAAGTCGATATTTGTAACACTTGATGCTGTAGCGGTTTCGGTTTTTTTAGTCCAAAGTATATCAACCATACTCGGATCAATTTTACCGTCATTATTGAGAACTACAGGTTTGCCACTATCAGCGGGTCCAGCAGATTCGTCGATGTGATCGGCAATCTCAAAACCTTCTTTTTCACCGTAAGTACCCGAAGGTTTGACGTACAGAAATTTTTCCGACATTGCCTACCTCTTCGATTTACTCGGTGTTTCTATATTAGCAAGGTTTATTTCATAATTAAAACCTTTAAGTGTAACCATAACAATAATCTCCTAATACGCTAGGTCTTTAAGTTCTTCCATGGTTTGTTTTATTTTACTTAGATCACCTTGAAAAAACTTTAACTTTAATTCATTATATCGCTCGTCAGAGATGTTGAAGTAAAACTTAGCTTTACCTCTAGAAATAACCTCAAACTTAACAAGTTTTTCGCCTTGATTAATTATAAAAGCAGCAATCCATAAGTCTCTTGTCTGTATCATTCTCTCTCCAACATTTGACCTTTGAGAACAACCATTGAAGTAGCACTAAAAGGTTGTCCTATTTTAACGACAACTTCACCTACGTTAGTAGGTATCGTCGTTTGTATAGCGCCCGGAACTGTTGGACTTAAAAAATACTCTTTGGTCACATCAAGACTTGTAAAAATACTTTCCGATTTACCAAGGACTCTCACATTGCAAACTGTAGCAGATGATTTACTTTCGCAAATTCCTAGAACGTTAGCGTTACTGATATTATCTGCTAGAGCGTTTTTAGCTTCTCCTATTGCTTTCATAATAACCACAGCACCAACGTAAACACTTGCTTCACAAGGGACATCTACTAACACAACATTAGCGTTACCGATATTAACAGGTTCAGTTAAAACCTTTTGTCCACCGACTTTCTTTTGTCCTATTACCCAAAAAGACATTATACAATCTCCTGTGGTGTCTGAATATCATTAAAGACTACACCGTTACCAAGAGATTCACCCAACTCAACGACAAACTCACCGACCGTAACTGGCGGGTTTTGAATTGCTGCTCCGTTAACTCCTAAAAAGAACGGATTGTTAATAGTGAAATTAAAAGAGTTGGCATCATCTAAACCAAATAATAATACTGATATATTTTCACCTGTAAGTCCTGCGTTCAAAGCAAGTCCTCTAACTTTAGCGTCTTCAAAAGTTGCATTATTAGTAGCGACAAATACCTCCTGGGATACACCTAATCTTACATATTGAAAGGCAGTAATATCTTCACCTGCTGTAAACGTTTTAGATAATCTTTGAGCATCGTTACTAAATAAAACTTTAGCTCTAGTCTCGTCACCGAAACCTGCCATAGTTGTAACGGAAGATAAATCTGGCCAATCGGCTATGACTGTACTTGAAGCAACTGTTACGTTATCACCGCAAAAGTCTATCTTGTTAAAACAATCACCAACCTCAACACCCTCTTCAAAGAGTGTCACTTTCGTTAAAGGTGTTACGTTTATTTGATTTGGGTCAGTTCCATCAACTTCAACAGTTGAGTCGAGAAAGTTAATAGATTCAGCGTTACCTATAAGTGTACCATCTAATAAGATAGGTATTGAAGATAATCCACCACCGCCACCACCTGTAGCAGCGAACGAATTATATATGGTCGTGACAGAGGCCATAGCGATACTATTAGTTTCAATAATTGATCCATCGCTGAAACTAAATTCTATAGCAAATTTATTATTAGTTTTTTTCTTTAGTTTAATCTCGTCGATAACTGGCGCGTCTTGTCCGTCTTGACCATCTCTACCGTCTTCACCATCTCGTCCATTTCTGCCTTGAATACCTGGAAGACCTAAAGGACCGCGTACACCACGCTCGCCTTGATCACCCTTCTCACCTGTAACACCTCGACGACCTTTTTGACCTCGATAACCTTGTTCACCTTGATCGCCTTTTTCACCCTTCTCACCTTTAAGAGAATTTAAAAAATCTTCTTTAGTACCTTCATTGTTTTGTGACCATATCTCGTAAGCTGAAAGACCATTTTCACCGGATTCACCTTTAAGACCTTTGAAACCTCTAAGACCTCTATTACCTTGCTCACCCGATTCACCCTTCTCACCTTTAAGAGAATTTAAAAAATCTTCTTCAGTGCCTTCATTAGACTCTAACCAAACATCGTAAGCCGACTTGCCTTGTTGACCGTCTTTACCCGGTTTACCTTTTTGACCGCGATAACCTCGTTGACCGCGCAAGGATTCTCTATCTTCATCAGATAAATCAGAATATTTAACTTTTAATTCATCAATGTTTTGATCGATGAGATTTATAAGTTGATTAAATATCTTTTCTTTATGTTCATCGAAGTCAAAGTCTTCACCGTCTTTACCTGGATAACCTCTAGGTCCACGATTACCTTTAAGAGATTCAATATCATCTAGGGAAAGTTCGTTAAATTTTAATTTGATTTCTCGTATTTCATCTTCTGTTAGTCTGAACTCTGCTTTTTGTTCAATAACAGATTGTTTAACGAATTGTAGAATTTGAGCTTTATGTTCATCGAAGTCAAAGTCTTCACCGTCTTTACCGCGAAAACCTCTCGGACCTCTCTTGTTACTGAGTATCCCAGAATCAATTTTATCGTTAATGATAGCGTCGATTAACGCCAAGATAACTGTTTTATTCAGTTTCACTACTCAAACCTACTGCGTGTATAACGAGTTTAGTTTTTGTTAAAATATTTTATCGCTGCGTTGTTTAACTCTGTCTCTTCAGGATTAGGCTGATTCGATGAAGTCTGAGATTCTAACAACTCGTCTACTTTATCAGCAGGTGTGTAATTGTTAGTGGCCACGTAATACCTATCGCCACCTTTGTAAGGCGACTTACCTTCAGCAATACGTATCTCATTAGGAGTAATGGCAGCAGCTTGCATGAGTCTCGTAAAGTATTGTGAACGAGTCTCCATGTCACCACGAAAAACAGCTTGAAGATCAATTTCAGTTCTATTACCACCGAAACCGTTTGATAATAATTTTACGTCAGCTTCAGTTTCAAGGTTTCTCGCCCATGCATCTAAAGTGTCAGTGGCTACTTCAAGGTTAGCGTTTTCAATATTATTAAATGTCGCTGCATTAGTGTCGAAAAGTTTAGTAGGTGGAAGACCTAGAAACCTTGCTAATTCTAATACAGAGAATTTTCTTGATTCTAAAAATTGTAATACTTGTGGATCGTGAGAAATCGCTTCGTAACTTAAACCTTCTTCAAGTAAGGCAGTTCCACCGACTTTGCGTCCACCGTGAGAAGTTTTCCAACTCTCGATTATTCTTCCGCTTGCTTCTTCCGATAAAGTCCTATCGGTCTTTAAAACACCAGAAGGCATACCACCGTTGGAAAATAATGAATTGGCGAATTGATCTGCACCCTTGGCAGTTCCAAGAGTCTCAGAAGCGAACTCAATCAAACCTAGACCGTGAATACCGTCTTTGGTGTGAAAATTGGCCAATTTAAAAATGTTTTGTTTTCTTAAAAAAGTATCGGTGGCACCGTTAAGTCCACCACCGACTATTCGATAAACTAATTCGTTTGTTCCCGCCAACCTTACAGGTTGTACGTCCCTGGACAACATTGGCCATAAGGCAACGACTCTACCTACATTATCCCTTTCAATCTCAGCGTATCCATTTCCATATATCAACGCTTGCTGAATAAGAAACATTCTCAACATCATAGAGTTTGTTTCAGGGTTAGGTGTAAGTCTTAGAATTTGATCTACTTTGTTTCGATCTTGTATCTCGTTGTCTTTGTTTTTAACACGCCAAGGGAGTTTACCTATCTGAGTTGATATATATGTGACACCCCTATAAAAGGCAGCGACCTGCATAGCGGTGTCTTCAGTCACATATATACCACCAGAAGGGATAACCATTCTAGAATTGACTCTAGGTTGAGCTTCTACGTATTTTTTCCGATTCAGGAAGGACAAGATACCCATTATTTAGACCTAATTTCTTTTGTTGTTTCTTTTATTTTTCGGAGATTGTTTTGCAGGTTTCTCCGGTTCTTCTACAGTAGGTTCTTCCTCTTCAGATTCCTGTTCAGGTTCTTCTACAGTAGGTTCTTCAGCAGGTGGATCGTCTTTAGGCGGTTCCACTACTTCAGGTTCAGATACAGGTTCATTTGCTTTAAGTCTTTCAGGAGCTTCTTCAGGTAGAATACAACCTCTTCGAGTCCATCGATCCATTGAACCTTCGTTCAAAAGTTCAATCTCGTAAATGTTTCCTGCTTTATAAGTAATTGTTGAAGTGGGACAATCCCGCGTAAAATATAACTTAACTTTTTTACTACTCACTTAGAGTCTCCCAGGTAACGGTAAAGAAAAAAGGGGCCGAAGCCCCTTCGTTGATTAAAGGTCTAGATCATAAGCAGGTTCATGATCTACGTTAGATACATGATAAACACCTGACATGATTTTAATCGCTGTTGAGTCAGCAACGTTAACTGAAAGATGGTTGAAACCACCGTTAGCATCAAGAAATTCAGCAGGGAAATCGAAAACAACGATGCCACCAGCAGAACCGTCGCCACCAAAATCAGCAGCTAAACTAACACTATCTGAAAGTCCTGAATCATCTGGACGAATTTCAGTCTTAGTAAACTTAGTATCAGCACCAGACTTAACATAGTAGTTACCTTGAATGGTAAGAGCTTTTGAGTTACCACCAGCAGCGGCATCATGTTGCTGAAAAGAAACATCAATTGTAGCAGCGGCACTTGCACCAAAGGAAAGCTCAACAGCTACTCGACTACCTGTATCTGTACTAACTCTAGCACCAGTTACAGCAGCGCCGTTTAAATCAGCAGGTGCAGATACCTGCTTTGAACCGATTTTTTCTGCATAAAATTTATTATCACTCATTTCTGTTCTCCTTAAAATTTTTTAAAAAATGAGATGTTGACCCGAAGACCAACACCCCGATTATTTTATTAAGCTCTTTCGGCCAATTTAACGAAACCTGACATATCAAAACTTCCGTTCTGAGTTGTTACAGGGGCCTTAAATGGACACTTACCATCAACTCTCATAGTGAATTTGAAAGCTGTAATATCTCTGTCGAAGAACAAGTGTGTTGAAACATCTTGAGTAATCGCAGAAGTTTTAAGTACCGAGTAATAGTAATCAAGGTCGGCCAAGATTAAGTCACCTGAGTTACCTAATTGAGGCATTGAACCCATCATATAAACAACTGGTTTACCTAGAAGAGTGTCAAACCCTGGTGCAGCAGCGTTAGCGAATTGACCACCGTTCATGTAAATCAAGTTACCGTTAGAGTCTTGTAGTTGACGAAGTTGCTCTTTAACTTGTGGATGAGCAAGCCAAACCGCTCTACCAGCAGACTGAGGAAGTAATCTAGCTTCCATTTTGATGATATTGTTGTAAACAATAGTGTCAGCCGTTTGACCGCCTTCTTTTGCTACTTCAAAAGTAAAACCACTGTTGATGATACCACTTGGTTTAGCAGAACCGTCGCCAGCAATAATAGCATCGTTAAGCTTGTGAACGATTGCACTAGGAGCTTTACGTCTAATGTAAGACTCAAGTGCTGAAGCATCTTCTAGAAGCTCGTCAGTACACTTAACCAAAGCACCAAGCTTGTGAAGTCTAAAGTTAGCTTGACCTAACTCTTGCTTACTAGCTGTATACTGTTGACCTTCTCCAAGCCATGAAGCAGTAATACCACCGTTCCAAGGTTCCTTCTCATCTGTAGGTACAGACATGTGGTTACTTGAAGTAGTGAAGTTTGAAGTTCTTGGTAATAGAGATTCATCTGAGGTTACTTTCTCTCTAATATCCGACATAAAGTCAGTTGGAATAAGGACTCCTCCATCCTCTCCGGCTAGCTCGTAAGCTGTAGAGTTGTTGAAGTTATTGTGAATTTTACCTTTTGAAATATCAGCAACGGCACCAGCAAACTCACCAAAGTTTTTGAACCCCATGGTCTTGTCGTAGTGGTTACTTGTTCTAGCACCTTGACCCGCTGGAACTTGATTAACAACAGGAGCTACTGGAGCAGCAACTCTAGTTGATGCTGAAGCTTGTGCCTGAATGTCAATAGTAGCTTGAAGTGCGTCAGCTTGTTTAGCAAGATTTTTAAACTCACCATTAAGCTCGTTAATTTCATTGATTTGCTCGTCAGAGAAATTATCAACGTTGTCAAATGCTTTAAGAGCGTTAGAAATTTCACCCATTCGCGCTCTAAGTTTTTCCAATTTTTCTTTCATTTCTATCTCCTTATAGATATTTTAAAATCCAAAAAAACTCAAAAGTCGCTACGTTAAGTACGAGCTAGATACTCTTGAATATTCTTTTTGAAATCGTTCAACTTTTCCTTGTTGGCCAAATTGTTATCCTTAACTTTTGGCTTATGTTTAATCCAAACTGATTTATCAATAGCTGAAGCAGCAATGGTTTCTTCACTTTGAAATAATTCAGTGACAAAACCTTGACTTAATGCTTGATCACCGTCCATCCAAGTCTCTTTTGCAAGCATAGACTTAATTTCAGACCGATCTAAACCAGTTTTTTTCTGATATACCTTGACTAATTGTTCCTCAATATCCATCAAACGGTCAATAGTTTCTTCAAGTTCAGAACTATTGCCAGCGGTCCAGGTCCAAGGTTTGTGAATCATCATGAGTGCGCCTTCACCCATTATAATGTCGTCACCTGCCATCGCTATGATTGAAGCAATCGAGGCAGCAAGTCCATCAACATAAATTGTGACTTTGGCTTTATGTTGCTTTAAACGATTATAAATGGTGAAGCCTTCAAACACATCGCCACCAGGGCTATTGAGTCTAACTTCAATATCGTTTACAGTATCAGGTAGAGCTTTTAGTTCTTTATCAACCATCTTAGCTGAGACTTGATCGAAAAATTCGTAAGGTCCGATTTCGTCATAAATTATAATTTCAGCTTTGGTTTGACTTCTGTTAACAACTCGAAACGAGCTTTTATTATTTAGCTTGAGTAGGCCATCCATGTTTTTCCCCTATAATATCTTTAATTCTAAACGTCAAAGAACGATAATGCCACGTTTTTCGTAAACTGACTCTTCCTCTTGCTCGCCAATCCATCCCGCTATGGCCATCGTCGCGGCTACGGCAAGGTCAATTTTGAATTTTGCATGAGCTTTCCGAAAATAAATATTACCATTATGGTCTTCTTTTACAACTACGTTGCCGAAACACCATCGTAACACAGGGCATCCGTTGTGCCTTAGTTTTCTTTCCCTTATAATAGCATCCAAAAATTTTAACGGTTCCGAAACATTACCTGTATTCATTTTAAATTCAGTCATTTCGATACCTTCAGCACTCATCGTTTGCGAAAACTGACTAGCAGACCAAGGGTCATAGAAGCTTTCCCTAACTGTTTTACTATCCACTTCGTCTAAAAAATAATCTCCTAGAGTGTTGTAATTAATTGCTTCACCCTTGGTTGATATAAGATGGCCTTCTTCTACCCATGCAGGATAAGAAGCGTTTTTACTATTCTCGATTGCAGCTTCGGGTAAGAAAGCATCACTAAACAAATAGTAAAGATCATCTTTTTTGTGGATATAAACAAAACCAGTTAAGTCAATTTTTGAAGCTAAATCTATCCCTGCATAACAAGCTGTCTTTAAGTAATCTTCTCTTTTTAAATCTTTTACCGCGCAATCGTCGAAAGCAAGCATGTCGAAAAGGTTTTCACTAGCTGTACACCATATATTGAAGTGTTTAGTTAGAACGTTGTTTTTGTTTCCAGGTTGTCGAATAGCTTTATCAACCATCCCTTGTATATATTCTTCTGAAACCGATACACCTAAATTAGGGTTGGCCTTAATCCAACAACTCTTATCACGAAAATCATCATCTTTATCGATTGTATAAATCATCCCGAATTGAGAATCATCTTCATATTCTTGTTTTAAAACTTTCTCTAAATCGGTCTGAAGCTCGTAACATATTCCAGTATCGTCGAAACCAGCGGTTGAAATGGCCCATAGTAGAGGTTGTTTTCTCGCACCTACAGCAGTTTCCATAACACCATAAAGGTTTCGATCTTTAAAACTATGCACTTCGTCAAAAATAACCGTAGATGGACCTAGGCCATCCAGAGAATTAGAGTCACTAGCAAGCGGTTTATATACTGAAGCTGTTCTATCGTTCTCAATATGGTGGCGAAATAATTCAGTCCCAGTTTTCTTGGCGAACGAAGGCGATCTTTTTAATTGTTCTCTAGATGTATCAAATACAATTCTTGCTTGATCTTTTTTACTGGCCAAGGAATAAACTTCTGCCCCTGATTCTCCATCAAGTGCTAAAGAATAAAGACCGACAGGTGATGATAACGCTGTTTTGCCGTTTTTTCTGGCACATAAAACAAAAACTTTTGTGAATCTTCTAAAACCTTTCGATTTTCCATTTGCCCACATGAACCCGAAAACATTAACGTGAATAAATAACTGCCAGTCATCTAATAGTAATGGTTGACCTGCAAGCGGTCCTTTAATGTGCGGAAATTTTTGAAGTAATCTACAAGCTCTTTCTGCTTTATCAAAATCAAAATAGAATTTAGGGTTTTCTAAATCTCGTTTAAAGCGTTCGCAACTTGCTTTAATTTGCCAGCACGATGCAATTTCACCACTGAGTATTTTTTCAGCGTATTTAAAAGCTCTAGCGCAATTGGGGTATTGTTTACTATTCAACATCTAAGTGCTTCCAATTCTCCCTGGTGCAAATACGTCTAGCTTGTGTGTGGGATATTCCAAATTTTTCACCTAATTGTCTATAACTCATTCCGTTTATCTTCAATTGTGTCATTTCTTTAACTTGTTGTTCTGTTACTTTAGTAGCACCGTTTTCTTGACCTTTTGGGATATAAAACCTGCCGTTCTCATAAGAGTATAAAGTGTTTTCCTTATGGGTGACATACTCTAAATTTTCTAAATGATTGTTTAAAGGGTTAAAGTCTTTGTGATTAATTTCTTTATTTTCAGGTAAAGGGCCAACAAACGCTAACATAACTAAACGATGGACCATGAAATATTTTGCTTTCCCATTCATAGAAAGTTGAACGGTTTCGTAACCTCCATTCTTACTTATGTGAGTTCGCAAAATCTTATTTTTGACTTTTCTTTTTGCAGGTCTACCTAGCCTATCCTTGGTGACTACTAATCTTTCTACACTGGCGACAACACCTGTATCTGAAACTCTATAATAACCTTCATACCCAGGTACAAACCTCCATCTTAGGTTATGTCCACTCATTATTATCATCTTCAGGTACGTACTTACCTTCAGCAGTTATACCCAACATTTTAGAAAACATTCTAATATCCGATAGAACTTTGTTTCGTTGATCTACTTCAGGGTATTTTTTTACTTGATTACCGTTTCGAGTTTCACTTTCATAAGAGTAACCGTTCTCTTTGATAAACTTAGAAAGATCGTGATATTCTTGATATAAGTCACAAAGTATTGATAATTGCTCGAATAAATTATCATGAACGTTTTCTTTGGTGTAGATTATATCAACTAAAATTTTCCATTGTTTTTTAAAAACTGGACCTTTACCTGAAGGCATTTTTGGCTTCTTCAATACATACACCTTTTTACAATAGGTTAACTCGCGTTCCACGTTCCGTAAACTATGACAAAGGGTTTTTCAGAATGAAACCACCTCTCGGCTATGCTTTGCTAACCCGGCGTTCCAGCCCCTTAACGCGGTAGCCCACGACCTCCCCCTGCTAAGTGCTTGATTTTATTGACTTTTTTTTTGATTTTTTTATAAATTTTTCTTGACATTCTTTTTTCTACGTAAAATCAATGACTTACGATGGAACGTTTACCTTGTAGTATGTAATTTCAAGCACTTACGAGCAGAATTTTATATTTTTAACGTAATTTCAGGTACTTAGCTTACCATAATGACATAATTGTACGTAATTTCAGGTACTTAGCTTACCATAATGACATAATTGTACGTAATTTCAGGTACTTAGCTTACCATAATGACATAATTGTACGTAATATCGGGTATTTAAAACATTTTCTTTTTATTTTTTTACGTAATTTCAGGTACTTATAACGTTATTTCTCGCATTAATTGGAATTTTTAACATTATTCTACAATTTTATTATCATTTTCAATTATTTAATGAAGCATTAAAGGCCATACATAGAGGCACTATATAGAGGCACTATATAGAGGCCACAATAGAGGCACTATATAGAGGCACTATATAGAGGCACTATATAGAGGCACTATATAGAGGCACTATATAGAGGCCACAATAGAGGCACTATATAGAGGCACTATATAGAGGCCCAAAAGATAAGCGCCCCTAAAAATTTTACGACTATTTCACTTTTCACTAGGGCACCGTATATGAAACGTAAATTAATCAAAGTCAGTATTGAGCATCTAGACAATAAGAAATTGATAATAATTCATCATAGAAAAAACGTATATGAAATTGAATATAAAGAAGGCGACACAATAGCCAAGGAATTAGGGAAAATAGGATTCAATAAAAGGAATATAGAATCAATTAGCGAAAAGATAAGTAAAGCAATTATTGAAAATATAGAATTTTTGAATATTACTTTAAAATAAAAAAGGCCCAATATGAGGGCCTAAATTATTCGAGAATTTTAAAAAGCTTTTTTAACTTTCCTCTTTCAATTCTTTTAATGTTTTAATAAATTTATTTTTAAAAGTTTTATCATTTTCAAATAGTGAAATTACCGCTTCCAAAATATCTCTAAAAGTATAAGTTTTAAAATATCGCCTTATTTTCCTTTTGTTTACGGGTAAAATTCGCGCTGCGATTCTTTCTGTTTTTTCATTATTCATTTTTCATTTTCCTATTTAATAAGTTTTAAATTTTCCTTTTTTGGTATAAATATTTTTACCTCTATACAGTCGGCCATTAAACCTGTAATATCATCACGGCAAAAATCACTTTCCTCACTATACTCAAAACAAGCGTTAGGCCATTGATCTAAAAATTCATTGATATTTTTAATTTCACTACCGGTTAAACCTGAAATATCATAGTATTCAATCGCAGTAATATAATGCTTACATATTGTCGCGCTATATTCATCAAATTTAACAGGCATAAAAACCTACCTTTACACCATCACCACAATTACTTAGTTCAATTAAAATACCTGAAAAAAAACTATCGTTTGAATAACCATGCCAAGAATCGGGAAAGAGAGAATTTTTTTCTAGCCTCATAAAGTCGTTTAAATCATAAACTTGATTTTTATATCTAAAAAAACTACTTTCCTCTATTGTGTCGTAATTATCTTTTAATTCATCTTTTTCTTTTTCTGTTAAATCATACCAGTAAATAATTTCTCTAAATTGATTATTTGTTTTTATTTCTAAAGTCATTTTTATTCATCCTATTTTTAAAGTATCTATATCAAATTCATAGTCATTAATTATTAATGTTTCTGTTATCGCCTCATCACTTACTAAATAATAATATTCATCGTCTAAAGTTTTATAATATTCATCGGCAAGCCATCGACAATTTTCTAAAAAACAATCATTGTCATTATTTAATAATTGCATTGTATTAGAATGGCAGTAATTGGAACGTGAATAAATTTCTAATTCGCAAGGATAATAATCGTCATCTATATCTTTCTTTTTTTCTATCATGGCATTGCGTAGAATATTTTTAGCATAGTCTAACTTATCGTCTTTATAATTATAATTATCTATTAAGTTTTTTAAAATTGTTTCTATTTCTTTTTCATTTTCTGGATAGCTAAATTTTCCGGTGAAAGATGCGCCATCGCCTTGTGACCAGAAACCACTGAAATAACTTTCAACATCGTAAAAGCCAAGAATATCTAATTGCGCGTGAAAGTCTTCTTTAGTAAATTGCCACCATTCATAATCGGTATTTATATCTCTATTATTTTCGATCACTTTTTCTTTTTGTTCGTCATTCAATTCATTAAATTTTAAATATGTTTTTATTATTGTTTCTTGTCTCATAATTTATTTATCCTTTTCTAATAATTTTAAAATTGTTTTTTCTCTATTGCTTTTTTTTGCTCCGATACTTTGAAAAGTACAAAAAAATAAATAAGCGTTTTGATTATGATCGAAAATATAAATTTTTTGAAAAGCATAATCGATTCTATATTTTTTCATAATTCACCTATCCTTTTTTAAAATGGTATATCGTCGGCCGTAAAAGTATTTTTAACCGCCTCATTATAAATATTTTTTGCTAAATAATTTTCTTCTAAATATTCATCTATTGCGCGTAGTTCTTCACTTGACATATAATCCAAGTGATAGCCCATTGATATAGTAGCGACAACATTATTAATTTTTAAAACATCATTGAAACTATAACCTTTAGACGTTCGATTCATTTTAACAAATTTAAATTTTGGATATTCGGTGGTAATTGCTAAAAACCACGTTTTATTCTTGTTATTCGTAAAAAATACTTGAATATCAGGGACCATTTTTTTATGTGTCATACTATTCATTTTTTTATCCTTTAAATTCAACGTAACATTTTGCGAATAAGTCACCATCTTGATGCAAAAAATATTTATTTTTATCTTTATCGATTAATTCAGCATTGTTTAAAACATCATTCCAAGAATCCCAATATGATTCGTTTTCGGGATTATTTAAAATTTCTTTTTCTTCTTTATCAAGTTTTAAATTCCATTTTTCTAAATCAAAACTTTCTACAAAAACTTTAGGAATATAAATACCATGGAAGTCTGATAATAATAATTCACTAAAAACGGCTATCATTGTTTCATCACAATTTTCACATATTACTTTTTCTTTTTCACTTATGATATCGTCTGCGTAATTGTCGCAATTATTACAATGATAATAATCAGCCATATAATATTCATTTTTCATTTTTAAATATCCCTTAAATTGAATTCATCTAAAAAAAACTCGTAACATTCTTTTTGTTCTATATCGTTTTCGTCATACGTTTCATAAGGTGAATCAAAACGCCATTCAATACTTAAAGCACTTCCAAGAATATATAATTCTGAAAACATGCCGTCATGATACAAATTGCATATTTCACGTAAAGCGAAGGCAAACGAAAATTTGAAACCGCTATCATCATTTTCTAAATCAAAGTCATTCTTAAAATGTTCAAAAGTTTTTTTATATAGTTTTTCTTTTGTTTCTTCTTTCATTTTGTTTTTCCTTATTAATGTTTAATTTCTACCTTTATATTACTATCGTTCGACGTTCGACACAAGACTTTTCGGAAAAAAATTTAAAAAATGTAATATTTTCACGCTTTTATCCTCATTGATTATGCTCAAAGCGCACCGATAAACTATTGACATAATTTCAAACAGTTATCGTCGAACGTGCGCACCGATAGAATAGAAACGTTTTAAGCGTTTTATGTGAGTTAACACATAGGTATTTTTTTAAAAACGCTTAGAAAGGCCGAAAACGATTCATAAAGGTTTATGACTTGAAATATTTTAGAGAATTCAAAAATGATTTAGTTATTTGTACCTATTTTCAGGTACTTAACTATTCATTTAGTCTTTTCCATCGTTTCAAAGCTTTGAATTATCAAGTTTTCTTTACAAATAGTTTTCAAAATTTAGTAATTTTCATCTATTTTCAGGCACTTACATTTTTCAGTTTTTTGAATTTTTGGAAATTTTGGAAAAACCTAGTGATTTCGCGCACTTACAACTTTTGATTTTCTACGTGATTTCGCGCACTTACAACCCTAGTAAAATCAACCACTTAAATATTGTAAAATCTTTGGTTTGTAAAAAGCTCACTTTCGATAGGTTTTTCAAAAACCATAATAATTAAATTATCATTTAAAAAAATTTAAAAATTTAGAAACATTTTTTAAAAATATTAAATTAAAAAAAAATAATTTTATAAAATTTTAAAAAAACTACAAAAATATTTTAAAAATTTTTTGGTATTTTATAAATTATATTTATTAAACATTCACCAAGGGATTGGTTTAATATTCACAAATAAATTCGTAATCTTTCATTACTTTATTTATGTATGACTTCATGAAAAATTCTTGAGTTGATGGGAACCATTCATTTGCATATTTACAAAACCAGTATTTACCACGGTGAATAACCCATCTATTTTTACCGTAATTAAACCACACTATTGCGGTTCCCTTTTCTGGATGAAACCAGATACCTTCTTTAATCTTTACATCTTCTTCCATTAAGTCTCTCCTTGGTGGACGATCCAAATAGTGACCGCCCCCTTAAATTTTTTTTCAGTCTCTAGAAAAGAAGGGGCCTACCCTTTTACTCATGAGCATCTACGAAATGATCGAAGTCATGGTAAACAGGAGAGTTCATATCTAATTTTCTCCTGTCGTAATGACCTATACGTTCACATATTCTCATCCATTGATTAGGTCTGTTCATCTTCTCCATCATTATCATAGCTCCAGCACAATGTTTCACACCTTTGTCCATGTTACTCTTTCCCTGACATGTTGAAGTCTTGTGACAACTGAAAGATTCATCACAGTCTAAAGCTAACGCAATCTCATTAGCTCTTTCGTAACTCAAATAAGGTGTTACGTCTGTTCTAAATGGACAATTATCACAAGGACGAGTGAGTGTTAAATCCACTACAACATTCCTACCCACTCTTTATGTACTCTCTTCCAAACCTTAGCGTTTGGAGTAACCTTCTCCCAATTGAACGCTCTCATCACCCATCCATTGTTAGGTTCACTTTTACAAAACTCTTCAGGTGCTTTGTTGTGATACTGTTTAACATTATCTGCGTATTGCTTGGTTAGGTTGTACTTCTTTAATAACTCTTCAAACTTTTTAAATAGATCACTCATATTACTTAACTTCCTTTGGTAACTTAACAATTTTTACCTTGATGTTAATATTAAACTTTTCTCTTTGTTCTTTTATCCACTCACTCTTCTCTGCACATAACGGTACTTTATGTTTATCAAACTTTCCAGTCACGTAGTTGTGACAATACTGACACATAGGACAAAAGTTTTGCTCATTCCAAAAATACTTTTCCTTATCTACTTTCCACGCTACGTAATGATCCACCACCGTTGATTTAGCACCACACACATAACACTTTGGATTGTGATGTAGGAACCTGAAGCGATACTTATCCCAATTTGAATCGTAACCTTTCTCTCTAGCCGAGAGTTGTCCTGGTCTTCTATACTTCTTATTCGATACGTGTCGATTGGGTTTAAATTGCTTTGGTTTTTTAGGCATATCTTATGGTACAGGTAATCCCGCTGGAATGGGTAACTTTTTACTACCTCTTGCGGTGGTTTTAACTACAGCGGGTTTATCAAAGTCCCACATCAAATCTAACTCATCTTTTATATGGCCAAGGTTATCAGAATGGAAGTGGTGAACTTTTCCGGTTGGATCAGCAACGGCCAGATTGTAGAACTTATAACCCGCCCTGCTTTGAAAACAAAAGAATATCTCACGTTCTGTTAAACTCTTTAATGCATCAAATATCGTCATTATCACTCTCCGTTTACTTAACATTACTATCCACTCCCACGTTATATGACAATAGATTAATTTTGGAACACTGTTCTTTAATACTATCAACTCTCCACCCCCTAACATTTGGAACACTGTTCTTCGTTTACTTTTACGTTTATATTACCCTTCTACACCTTGAAGAACTCTGTTCTAATTTTTACATTAGTTATTTATAACGCTCCGTTTACTATTTATTAGCGTTGCATTATTTAACGTAACCAAGGATAACTGTAAGTGTATGATTTTAAAGAGTTTTACATAGTGTAATTTATATGATATTTTTGGAGAGTCCCACCCAAGGGTGTAAATTAGGAAGCAAATATAGTGCAACATTTGTTTTCTATATTTACTCCCTAACAAAAGGGTGATTAGGCACTTTCCAAAAACCACGCCCGCCCCTTTACATACATAAACCATTTTTATTTATTCATTAGTTTAGAACATAGTTCTATATCTTATCGCATATTATCACACTCTGTTTTCGTCATTTGACTTTCAATTTACTAACGGTGTACGGTTGGGGAAATTTTAAAAAGGAGATAAAACCCATGCCATTTAGAAAGCTAACGACTTACGTTTCTGAACACCACTATAAAGAACTCTATAAGTATGCTGAAAACAAGAAAATACCTAAGAGTCGTTTATTGGCCATAGCTTTAGATAATGAAATGTCGAATAAGAACCCTTTCGACTACAACCTTGGTGTTGTATCAGCTAAATCAAATGAGTCAGATCAAGCAAAGATCATCAATTATGTTAAAACTGCTAAAGGTCACTTAGGTAAAGATTTATTATGTTTGTCTCGCCAAGATATAGGTATCGATGATAAGGCCGATCTTTTAAAAGCTTTAGAAGACCTCATTAAATCTGGTGTTATCGCCACTTATAAAAAACCTAAATTGGCCAATAGGCCTGAAGAAGCTCCTGGTTATCTTTGCTACAAACTTAAAAGTGACATGTTACCTGACGATAAAGAGAAACGTCGTAAACAGTACGAAAAATTAAAAAAAGAATTTGAAAATTAATTATTGACGTACCCTGATTTGGGGTTATATGCTTTCTAAACATTGAGACTTATTCTTTTGGAGACTTAAAACAAATGAACGATTTAGTAACGAGTGCTAATTACCACTATAAAGGTAGCGCACATGTGTCGCACGACATGGAAGTTTATAATATCCTTGGTTTCGTTAAACTTAAAGAACCTGTAACAGGTGAATGGGTTGAAGCGGTATCTTACGTTAAATACTACGACCCGCATGTGATATTCGTAAGAGAATTAGACGACTTTAAAAATAAATTTACGATCTCTCACGAATTGGTCCCTAGTAGGGAAGGAGTTGAATTATGACTAACACACTACCAAGGATTGATAACACCCCTTTAAGAGGTGATAACACCCCTTTAACAAAGAACACCCACACCCCTTTAACAGGTGATGAAGTACATTCGTTTATGAAACGCTTCTCCCTCGACATTAACCAATTTGCAAAATTATTAGGTGTATCGCCCCAAGCGGTTAGACTCTGGATCACAGGTTCCCGCCCCTTTAATGAAACAAACTCGCGACTATTGAGAATGTTTGAACGTAGGCCTTCGCTTATGGGAGAGTTTTAATAATAACTAAGGAGACTAAAATGTTATTGAAAAAAGTAAAGTTAAGTGATGTAGCTCTTATTGAAAACTCAAGAGCTAATGAAGAAGATTGTTCCGAGCTTATGGAGTCAATTAAAGAATCCGGTTTGATTCAGCCAGTTGTTGTGACTAAAGCTTTTAATGGTAGAGGTAAAAAACCTTATGTATTGGTGGCGGGCAATCGTCGTTTTAGGGCCGTTAAAAATTTAGGTGAAGCATCGGTTGACGCTGTTATTAACGACAATATTAAGGATATGGCCGACCTCTTGGTTTTTAATATGTCTGAAAACTTGCAACGTAAAGATGTTTCAGCTTTTGAACAAGGTAGACTTCTCAAACTTCTTATTACTAAACATTTCCTAACGAAAAAAGAGTGTTCCGTTCGTTTAGGTATTACTGAAGCAAGAGTAGAATCGTTACTCAATGCTTTTGGTGCTTTCCCTCAAAAATACACTGAGAAGATTACCACCGATACCAATGCCGTTAGAAAAAAAGGTTTAGTTGGTTTAAGTACCGCTACAACCGTTGCGAATCTTCAAAAATCTAACCTTATTAGTAGGTCAGAAGGACAAGAAATTTTAGACGGCGTTCTAAATGGAAAGTATAACTCTACAACTGTTAGAGCAATGGCCGGAACCATAAGAAAAGGTGCATCTTTTAGACAGTTTAAAAATGGTTCTAAAAGTATTGGTTACACCACTGTTAGGGTTCCTCTTTACGTATCGGAAAAAGAAGACATTGAAGGTGGTATAACAGAATATCTAATGCAGTTGATTTATGGTGAGAGTAAAGATCATTTTACTCGACCGAGGTTTTAAATGATAACAGTAACAGCAGGTAAGGTGAGCGTTACAGGTAGAAACTTTACAAGTATCTCTCCCGACTTCCTAAGTGAATTAAGAAAGAGTGCAGGTCTTAGTCATAGGGCGGTGGCTAGTTTAGTAGGTTACAAAAGTTCAACAGGATATAGCGGTTATGAGTATGGTGAAGCGACTCCTTCAATTGATACGTTCACCAAGATAGTTAAGGCAATTGTGCCTGGTAAAGAGTTAAAGATAAAGGTGGGGTTGTAGATGCCTAGATATAGAGGAATTAGTAGTAAGGTTATCGTAAGAGGTTAAAATAATGAGTTTAGAATTTATAGTAGGGTCATCAATTGTTGGAGGAATATCTGCACTCTTGGCGATACTAGGTTTTATTTATTATAAGTATAAAGATAACGAAGACGTTAAGAATATAGTTGATTTCGCCATAACTTTTATAGTCGGCACAGTGTTTTTAGTATTTTTCATACTGTTTCTCTACAGTGTAGTTATCCCTTTCGTAGGCGCAACGGCCATAGAATGGTGGAACGTAATTGTGAGTTGGTTTTAAACTTAAAGGGTATTGGTTATGACACCGTTAAACATGTTATTAGTTAGTAATTTTATTTTCACTCTTCACAAACTGGATCGTTTTGAAAGAAAGTCTTTAAATGTTTGTACTTTATATAGTCGCACAGTTGAAGACTATACTCCATTGTTATGCGGTTGTTCTAAGCAACTTGGTGTACGTAAAAAGTCCAAGAGACTATTTAAGATTTGTCAGTTATTGAAAAAAGAAAGAGGTGAGTATGACTTGTGAAATGAAAAAAGAACGCGACGAGCTTGCAAAAGCATTGCTGCAATCGCACGAACAATACTATGGTGGTGATGATTACGAGAGAGCAATCCAACTCGCCAAGAGGATAAAGGGGGGAGAGTGATGAGTGACATAACATACTTAGATAAAATACATAAAGATTTAGAACGTATTTCCCATCAACGTAAGAATGTTACTAGCGATGGTTTAACCGTTTACGAAAGAGAAAATCTTGAACTCTTGGCGTTCATGGCAAAACGGTTAATTAATATAGAAATAAGAATTGACGAGTTAAACGAAACAGTTTGGAAAAATACGGAACATTAATGAACGATAAAATATTTAAACCCGGTGTTTATTTAAAACCTAATGGTGACTTAGTTGCAATCTTTACTGAATTGAGTGACGACGGTGTTTACTGGAAAGTGATGGACGGTAGAAAGTGTACCAACAAAGTGTTAAATTCTTTTTACAAAATGCAAGGTTTACCTAGACCTTATATGGAATGGACTTCCAATTCACCTCGATTAGGGTGGGGTGGAACTGAGTTCTTATTAAAGTGCGAATACTTAGGTGAGCTTTAATTGTTCGCCTTCGCTTTTTTCAATCTGTCCCGCAACTCTTTGGGCATGGGCCATTTTCCCCACATTTTATAGGACTCATCGATCCAATCGTTGATGAAACGAAGAGTGTATTCTAAGTAATCCAAACGTTTTTTCATGTCGCGTATTTCTTTTTCAGTCACCCTTCACTCTCCAATAATCTTTTCTTTTTCAAGTAAACCGATCCGTTGAATTTTGTTTCAACTTTAAACTTTGGTTTAGTCGGTCGCCTGTTAAGTCTATTTTTATCTCTAACAGTATTACAAAACTCTTTTTCACCGTCAGATAATTTAATGTTTTTCAACGCTTCTTTAGTGGTGTTTTTCATTCTATCCTCGCTCGTTCAACAGTTAACTTAGCTTCTACCAATACTCTCGCTCTATTCAAGCAATCTTGGTAATCCATTATCTTTTTATTTCTTCGCCACATGACAGATGCTAAACAACCAACGCAAGTTATCTTCTCTTGATCCAGAGTTGATTCAAACCCCCACAAAGCTTTCGAGTTGCAAAAGTTCTGTTCATGGTGAACTATTGTTTCATCGTATTTACGTTTAACGGTCTTGTGGTATTTACTGTTCATTATGTTCCAGCTTGCATTTAGGACAGATCATTCCTCTACTTCTCGCCCATATATAACAGCAATCATCGTTATCGCATTGAGCGTAAAGCGTGGGGAATTGCTCTATTTTATTTTCCATTTTTCGCGCCCACTGTATTTTATTTCTACAAACGTTACAGTAACTTCTAGGTGTTCCTTTCCAACTAGACATTGAAAAACGACTAAAAGGTAAAACCTCTTTACAACCGTTACACTCTTTTATCTTTCGTTCGTGACAAGTGAACGAAGCTACACCTTTAGGCATTTTTCACCTCTTTACCGTCCATATCCGTTATCATATAAACTTTTCCACCTGCCTCAATGTCAGGGTTAAGTATCGTTTTAACCATCTCGCCCATGTGTCCTTCATAACAAAGAAGTGCTAGAGCTTGATTCGTTCTCTCTTTGCTTATCTTATCTGCTTGAGCGTTGAAGTGTGCTGTGATTATTTCTTTATTTGGGTATCGTCCAGCGTTTCGTTGAGTTTTAATATAACCAAAAACTCTTTCAGTATCGCTCGCTTTGTCTAACTCTTCTTTAATCTTCTCAGCAACGACAGTTACTTTAGAAAATAAGAAACCTTCTCTAACAATTAAAAACGGTTCATTAAAAAGCGGACTACCATCTGAAAACTTATTCACGTTGCACATCATTGCTGATTGGTTCTCAGTCAAGTCGTTTCCGGTTAACTGTTTGTACTCTTCATGATCGACAAGACGAAGGACGCGACTCACTCTTGAATGAGAAGGTAACGCTGTTCCACCACGACCTGCAAATTGAGTCATGTCCTTGGTAGATGAAGAAGCTTTACCCATGTGATTAATCATCTCAACACACGCATTACTTTTAACAACTAAACGTCCCATAAATTTCGCGACGATTTTAGACATGTCGTTAAGTGCGCTTTCACTTCCCCAAAACGAAGCAATTGGATCAAATACAATCATATCGGGTTTTAAATCTTCGATTGCTTCACATACTTTACTATACGCCTCGGTGTTTAACGTTATAAAACCATTACGAGCTTTATCGATTAAACAAAGGTCTTCATCTTTTTTAATTAGAATATTGTTTTTTATTTTTGCTACTTTCTCACGATCTTTATGAATGTCCATTTGTTTTAAAATAGAACCTATCATCGCCGCTAATTTTTCAGCGGTGTCTTCACCTGTGACAAATAGAGTACGACCACCACCTTCTAACAAACACTCATGGCCAAGGAAAGGTTCACCTAGAGCAAGACATACTGCCTCGTAAAGTTTCAATGTTGTTTTACCTGTACCACCATCGGCGGTTGTTAAGTGAATATCTTGAGTTGACCAATCTTTAAAAATCTGTGGTCTTTTTAATTTGGAGAAATTCATTAAATCGTATGTTGTAAAAAACGATGGTGTCCAACGTTCTGGTGGCGTTGCTTCAAAAGTCGGAACAAGTAGTTCAGGTTGTCGATTACCGAAGGGACTTATAACAGGGTTTGAGGCACCACCTTTAAGTCCTGATTCAATTGTTGCCCTTGCTTCTTGATCTGGTTTACCGCGCTCTTTAGCAGCGTTAAATAACTCGTTATAAGCATGTTCACGATCAACGCTTCCGCTCGTTACTAATTGGCCTATTTTATATGCTTCAGTGTTGAGAACGTTGTTAGATTCTCCTTCGGGAGCGTTGCGTATATTTTCACACGATTCATCTAATTTTTGCTTGACAATTTCCGGGTCGATTTTAACCACATCTTCTAGATTGACAGCTTCTTTTTCAACCGCTAGGGCGTGGGATTTAAACCAATCAGGAGCTTCACAAATTGGAGTGTTATCAACGCCATAAAAAATTACATACCCATCTGCCCCACGAATATCTAAACCTTGATCGAAACCAGCGCGGTTCCCATATCGTTTTCCATCTTTAGGATATTTGAAAAAATAATGAACACCACCTGAACGAGTTCGTTGACTCATTGTAATTGGGATATTGTATTTTTTAATTGTTTCAAGACCGCCACTTTTAACATCAACGTCGAGAACGAGCAGGTCGTTATCAGGGCCAGTCGGGAGTCCGTAGAATTTTAGTTGAGGGTATTGAGTTGACCAAGAATTAATAACGCCTTGGTCGCTTGAACAATCTTCGCGCCATTTAAAACCCTTGACTGGTACTTTACGTCCATCGGGCGTGAGAGTAGCTGGAAAGAACTTCCAAATGCTCAAAGTGTTTTATCCTGGTTTAATTTCATATTGTTTTTAAGCCTCATTAAAAGTCTCTTAGAAACCTAGTGGAAAAGTGGAGACTTAATTCACTCTTTCAATTGACGGATCAGGAAAATCTATCCACTAGGTAGAAGTTTATTTTGGTAGAATATTACCGAAACTGTCAACAGAATTAATAAATCCTGCGTAGCCTCCATTCATAACCACCCAATTAATGAAGTTAAGTTGCGCTCTTTCTCGTTTGTCAAATTTTTTATCAGGGTTCCAAGCTTCTTTTTTACATTCAGCAGCGGTGAAAACCGCTAAGGTTTTACCAACCATGTCAGGGGTAATAAGTATACGAGTGAAACCGATAAGGTCGCTAGAAGCTGAGTTTTCTTGGTGTTGTTTAGAAATGTTTCCAAGACCGTAACGGACCATACGACCTGTTTCGTCTTTGAAGGCCCCGCAATTATTTCTCATTAAAAAACAATCTTTGGAACGAGCGTAAAGTTGCGCTTCCTGCTGTACTGTTGATTCATCTTTCATACATGTAGACTCGGATTAAGTTCTTTAGCAAATTCTTTTTCTAAAGCTTGCGAATGTTGTTTTTGAAGGTCTTCTCTAATCTTTTTTAATTTTTCGTTAATCTGTTTTTCTGGTACTGACGGTGAAGGTATCTTCGGTAGCTTTGGTAGACAGTCACCATCATAGAGTGATCTACCAGGGACTTTGACACCTTCTTCTTCCTCAATCAACATCTCAATGTAATGTTTCGCTTTCTTTAAATCTTCAACACCGTTTTTAAGTTTGTAACGACAGATGTATTTGATCGCATTACCTTCACAAAAGCCAAGGTTGTTGGCGATGATAAACTCCGCTGGTTGAAATTTAAAATTCTTGTAGTGGTTTCCACCTACTTGTTTGTCTAACGCTTTGGTCATTTTAAGTCTCCTTATTTGATTATGAATAAAAATATTATTACTGCTACAATAATTGCTTCAAGTGTTATTTGATCTACCATGGTGTGTATCCGTGCAACGTTAAAAAAGCATTGTAGTAAGCTTCGCAACCTTTAATGTTTTTCCATTTTTCTTTCATAACATCTCGTTGTTTTCTAACTTCACTATTAACTTTTCCATGTCAACTTTCTTTTCACCCAACGCTTCGGTTATCGTCATACCAAAACAAATATAAAACTTTTTATGTATTGATCTATCGCTATAACCGTAATGAGTTTTAAGGACACCAGCAGCTTTAGCGATTGCTTCACCTAACTTGCCTTGAGTTTCTATTCTGTCGTTTTGATTTTTCATGGCCCGTAACGCTGCCCCCGCACCCGCCGCATGTCCTACCCTTTCTGCCATGTGAGCGGGACTTTCAAGTACAGCACCTTCCTCAATTTCCCTCAATGTTTCAGGGTCGATTAAAAACAAATCACCATCTACTTGTTCTGGTAACACTCTCTCACTTGGACCATTGGTGCGTGAAGATTTTAGTGCTTCTGTTCCACACCAGGGACACTCGGTTAACGCTCTATCATAAGGTGAGTTGCACATAACGTCTGAACAGATACGAAGGAAGTTTATTTTCTGCCCGGTCTTTTTAATTCTATCAAGGGTCCATTCTCTTTTTTTGCAAGGTAGACCGTGACCGTTCGGACCTGCTATATTACCTACGTGATCAATGATTATAAGGTGATCTTTACCTTCAGCTACTCTTAACCCGCGTCCCTGCATTTGGAGAACCTTACCCAAACTCTTAGTAGGTCTACACATTGAAACGCACTCAATACCGGGAACGTCCAGGCCTTCGTCAAAGAGGTCAACATTGATTAAAACTTTTATTTTTTTCTCTTCAAACTTTAATATCCCTTCTAATCTTTCCCTGTCGTTAGTAGTACCGTTTAACTCTTTAGCGGGTATGCCAGCTTCTATAAATTTAGCTTGCATGTCTTTAGCTGTCTCAATGTCGGTAGTAAAAACTATTGTCTGCTTACCCTTGGCAAATTTTAAATAATTTTCAACAACGTCACCGACAATTTGCGATTTCTTTGAAGCTTGTTTCATTGCTTGTTTTGAGAAGTCTGATTTGTCTGAAGCTTCTTTTAAAAAGTTTTTATAATCGGATCGAGGTATGACGATTTTATATTTACTAAGATAACCATTGTCGATAAACCATCTTATAGGCGGTCCTTCAACCATTGTATCGAATACACCATCTGCATGTGAACCTAAACCTTTACGATCAAGTCTTTCAGGTGTTGCAGTTACACCAAGTCCTCTAGCGTTTTCAAAATACGCAGCGGCTTTACCCCATTTGTTTTCTTTTAAAACGTGAGCGGCTTCATCAATGAACCATTGGTTAACACCTTTCGCCCAATTCTTATATAAATCGTAACGAGCTATTAAGGTGTCAACAGATATTACAGTCACCAAGGAATCAGGATCGTAAAATTGCCTACCGTAAAGTCTACGTTGAGCGGCGATAATACCTCTAACATCTTTTCTTGAAGCTATAATATTATGTTTTATATCGAACTTAGCTAGAGTTAATGAGATTTGTTGAACGAGTTCTTTACGATGAACAATCATAGCTGTTGAAATGTTTTGCTCTAAACACTCTTTAACGATTGCGCACATGAGGATAGTTTTACCAGACCCCGTTGCGCTACGTGCCATAACATTTTTATAACCAGCGTCCCAGGCATTATAAATATCTGTTTTCAGATTCTCTTGGTAAGGTCTAAGGTTGATCATATTGATCACTATGAAATATTTTCTTGACGATTGGCAAGCGTTTATTTATTTATTTAATACTGAGATTTTTTCTAAAGGAGACTGAAAATGAGTGTACATACTATTACACTAAAGGCCGACACATTACCCGCGTTAGCACGTAAAGTATCGAGTCTTAAAAACGAACTCGATGGGTTTCTAGGTGAGGCACCTGCTCCCGCTTTAACAACGCCTCAAGGTGAAGATGTTTTTGAAAACCCTAAAGCAGATGAAATTAAATTAGAATTGGATACAACACCAGCGGGACAATTCAAAGCTCCTGAAACTGTAGAAAGTTCAACAACAGAAGAAGTAGATGCTGAAGGTTTACCGTGGGATAAAAGGATTCACGCAAGTTCTAAAACTCAAACTACTAAAGGTGTTTGGAAGAAAAGAAAAGGTGTTGATAAAGATTTATTTAATCAAGTCAAAGCTGAGTTGTTGAATGGTAATGTAGTAAATGGAACAACTGAACCTGTACCAACAACCGCCGCACCACCATCACCTTCAATGCCTGTGGCGAACGCTCATACACTTGATACATTCACGAATCAATTTCCCATGGTCGTTGCACAGTTAATCAGCGCGAACAAACTTCAACAATCTTATATCAACGAACTTAAAACGTATTTTAAAGTTGAAGAGATTTGGTCAATCACTAATGAGAGTAAACAAGTTCTTTTTGATGATTGGACGACTAGAGGGATTATCACTAAGGTTCAATAATGAAAATATCATGTTCAAAACTAGCACGACCAATGGTGTGCGCTGGTTTCATGCACTTGCAATTTCCTGAAGTCGATACGGATACTGTATTCAACAAAGAAGGAACAGCAGCGGGTGAATATTTTGAAAAGAAGTTACTTGGTGAAGAGATACCTGTTATCGCCAACAATGGAGTTCACATCGATGACGACATGAAGTTTTACATCGATCCAATTGTACAAGATGTTATGTCGAGAAACGCTGTAGATTCAGCAATTCTCTGTGAAGTGAAGATCAATTGGCAAACTCAAGTTGGTGTTTGGATTAAGGGAAGACCAGATGTTTCTTTCGTTGATCATGAAGGTACTCTTTGTGTTGAAGATTTGAAATATGGTTTTGGTATTGTTGAAGTTGAAGAGAATTGGCAGCTTATCGGTTATGCTATTGGGGAAGTCATAAGACGAGGGCGAGCGTTCGATAAAATTTCATTGACGATACATCAACCAAGGGCGCATCATGAAGACGGTTCAAGTCGTACATGGGTGATTACTTATCAACAATTGTGTGATTACAAAAAACAAATTGAAGATAGAATGAATGAGATTGTTAACGGTAATAAAGAGTTAACAACCTCTAAACATTGTAAGTATTGCCCCGGTGCTGCTGAAGCTTGCCCCGCTTTTAATCGTTTGTTTCATCGTGCTTTAGAAGTTTCAACTGACTTCCATCAAGACTCGATTAACAACGATGAATTGTCGAAACAACTTGATCACATTAAACGTGCTGAAGAAGTTTTAAAAATTAAACAAGACTCCTTGGTTGAATTAGCAACAATGAGAATCAAGCAAGGCGGTATCATTCCTGGTTATGTTCAAACGCAAAGGTTTAGTAATCGGAAATGGAAAAGTGGTGTTACTCCTGAAGCTATTAAGTTAATGACAGGAAAGGACATTACAGAAAGAACTATTATGACACCAGGGAAGGCGCAAAAGGCTGGCGTACATAAAGATTTAATTAATCAACTAGCAGAGAAACATTTCATCGGTGTTAAGCTAGAGAAGAAAAGCGCAAAAGAATTAGCAGATAATGTTTTCGGAAAAGAAGAACCAAAAATGGAGGTAGTAAATGTCTGAAGGAAACGGAACAAATCTATTAACTCAAGGTAGAATCGTTTGGGTTGGTGGATCACTATTTGAAGGCAAACAAAAAAAGAATTTTCAAACGAATCAACCAGAGTTTAACGCTGACGGTACACCAGTTGTTGAATACGGTTTTGGGTTGGCAATCCCTAAACTTGATCCGGCAACGAATCAAAACACTCAACAGTACACAACCGCTTATCAAACTCTTTATAACGAGGCAATGACACTTTTTAACGGTGCTACTCAACTTCCTAACGGTTTCCCTCTTAAAATTAAAGATGGTGACGTTGATGTAGATAGGAACGGTAATCCCTTGGCCAACAAAGAAGGTTACAAGAACCATATTGTTATTGCTTGTACAACTCGTATCCCGCCAAAGTTTTACGTTTGGCAAAACGGCGAGAACGTTTTAACGAACCAAGGAATTAAGTGTGGTGACTACGTTAATGTTCAACTTAACGTGAAAGCTCATCCTGCTAAAGGGCAAGGTAAAGCAGGTCTTTACGTTAACCCTGTATTCGTTCAACTTGTTGCCGCTGGTAAAGCGATTATTAATGCTCCTTCAGGTGATGAAGTTTTCGGTAATACAGCACCGTCTTACGCTGGGCAGATGGAAGTTGATACAGGTGTACAAGCTCCTGGTGCAGCAGCATTACCACCACAAGGTCTTCCACAACAGGGACTACCGCAACAAGGTCAAGCACCTGCACAAGGTTTCCCCGCTGCTGACCCGAACTATAACGTATTGCCAGGTCACATCATGAACCCACAACAAGGTCAAGCACCTGCACAAGGTCTTCCACAAACTAATAATCAATTACCACAACAGGGATTACCAGGGACACACACACCCACTCCTGGTGCGCAAATGCCAGCAGTTGATCCAAACCTCCAACAAGCGAATGTGATTGGCGGTCCTCAACTGGGCGCACCGGGAGCCTTACCTCAACACGGTATGCCTACACCTTAGTTAATACTCTAGGCGCAGAGTTTTAATATCGCCTCTCCCTCACTCCTTGAAAGAGTAATGTAGCAGTTATTGAGGGAGGGGCATTTTTAAAGAAGTGGTGATGGAACGACAATATTATACTTATGACTTAGAAACCTTTCCTAACATTTTTACGTTTTGTGGGAAGTTTACAAATTCAACAGACGTACAATTGTATGAGATTTCAGATAGAGTTAATCAAAAGACAGAGCTTTTTAATTTCCTTGGTTACTTAAAAAATCTCAACATTGAAATGGTTGGTTATAATAATGTTGGTTTCGATTACAATATTCTTCACGATTTTTTAGTTAATTCGCACCCTTTCACATTTCAAAGAGCTAGTGAAATCGCTAATAGAATTATTAAGTCTCAGAGTTATGGAGCGAGAGTTAAGAACATAGGTGTCTACAATCGTATTATACCGCAAATTGATATTATGAAAGTTTGTCACTTTGATAACAAGATGAAAGCAACATCGTTAAAAGCGTTACAGTTTGCCATGCGATCCGATTCGTTACAAGACTTACCGTATGATATAAGATCACTCAATGACCAAGAGAAAGATCATCTTCGTGAATACAACGTTCACGATGTTATAGAGACTGAAAAGTTTTTCTTGTATAACAAACATCACATCGATCTTAGAAGAGAGTACGTGGACGATGGTATTTTAAAAGGTGATGTTTTAAATTATTCAGACGTAAAAATTGGTACGTCTTATCTTATTAATAGAATCGGTAAAGACAAGTGTTACGCTGGTGGAAAACCTAGACAGTCGATCAGAACTGTCGTTGAGTTGAAAGATATTATTTTACCGAAGATTTATTTTAGAACTGAAATATTTGAAAAAGTTTTGACATGGTTTAAAAGACAAGTTGTATATTTTGGTTCAAGCGAGAAACCTGCTATAGAACATAGCTTGTCTGGTTTACGTTTTCATTTTGGTATAGGTGGTGTACATGCTTCAGCAGAAAATAAAATATTTTATACAGATGAAACCCATCAAATCATTGATATTGACGTTGCTGCAATGTATCCGAGTGTCGCTATTGCTAATGGTTTCGGTCCTGAACATCTTGGTGAGTCTTTTACAATGGCCTATGCGCAAGTTAAGAAGGATAGAGGTCAATATGCAAAGGGAACAAGTCGTAACAAAGCTTTAAAGCTCGCAGGTAACGGTGCGTATGGTAACTTCAATAACACCTATTCACCGCTCTATGATCCAAAGACTATGTTGCAGATTACTTGTAATGGTCAACTTCAGATTCTTCAATTGGTAGAAATGATGGACTTGTTACCTGACTGTGAGTTGATCCAAGGGAATACTGACGGTATCACAATACGTATCAATAAAGAGTATATTTGGTTATTTGAGATATGGTGTAAAGAGTGGGAGAACATGACAGGTCTTGAATTAGAACGTGTCGATTACTCTCGTATGTGGATTCGTGACGTTAACAATTACATGGCCGAGACAATGGACGGTAAGCTAAAACGTAAAGGAGCTTATCAGTACCCAACATGTATTGAAGACTACGATGGTTTTTGGAACAAAGATTATTCAAATTTAGCAAGTAAGAAAGCTGTTGAGAAAGTTCATACCGAGTCTTGGCCGGTAGAAGTTGCAATAAGGCTTATCACCGATCCGTTTGATTTCATGTTACGTTACAAAACGCCTGGTGGCAGTAAATTATTTATAGGCGATGAACAACAACAAAAGACCTGTAGATATTATGTATCGATAGCGGGACAACCTATGAAAAAGATTTCACCCCCTAAAGGTGAAGAAGGTCAATACAAAAGAAAGAATAAATTAAAAGATGAATATTTCAATGAGGTAATGAAGGAAATTGGTAAAGATGTTTGGGATGCTCGCGTTCATACAGGGAACAAGAGTAAGTACACTACAAGAGAAACATCTATTCAATCTGGTCGTAAAGTAAAACAGTGTAATGTAGCTTCTGATTTTGATTGGAATGATGTTGACTGGGATTACTACACTGAAGAAACCAAGAAACTTATTATCGGGAGCAATTAATGAACAATTTTAGTGAGAGAGAATGGAAGATTATTAAAGCTATCGGTAAGAAACGAATGAGCTTGCGACAGATAAGTAAAGTAGTATTTACCAAAGAAGATGACAAACCTTTCGATGATACTATCAGTATTGGAAATAGTGTTAGGCGTATTATAGATAAGTGCAAGCATTACAACTTAGCGTGGACTTTAAAGAAAGAGACAGTTAACGGTAAGGTTATTGTTAACAAGGTTAAACTGTAACGTACTCACTGTATTGAATAAGGAAAGTCATTTCGTATAAGTACCAACAATACCAACAATCAATCATAAACGCCTCATTGTAATAGTGAGGCCCAATCTTCCCTATACTTGTTCCACTTTGAATCACCGAAAGGTAATAGTGTAATTTTCTTAATGGTGAGAAGTTCCTCAACAGGTATAAAAAACCAGATTAAATGTTTAGCAATAAATATAATTATTATGTCACAATCGTCTTTAGTGTACGATTTCTTAACTGATTTACCTTTACATACATTTGTTCCAAATCGTGGACCGTTTAGGAAACATGACTTGATTTGAAGCTTCAACATCTTCTTACCGTTGTCAACAATGTAATCGTAAACGCTATAGGATGATTGAGGTTTAGATATTAGTAGTCCTTTCTTAGTAGCTTCAAGCAAGAATTGAATCTCAGCTATATTTCCGTTTATATAGGACATATCTAATTATACGCACTTGAAAGATTACTTAACAAACAAGTAAACCACTCTACTATATACCTGACTTAAACTCCCTATAGAACCGACACATCTCACCTTGGTATCATTAAGGTACGGAGGAATTACGATGTCCTACAATATCCCCAGACAGGTCAAACTCGGTGGCCAAACTATCAAAGTAAAAATAGTCCAGAATATCCCTAAAGAAGGTTGTACAGGCCTTTACAGGTGTTACTCCAATGAAATATTTGTACAAACGCAAGTCAATGGTAATGAGATAGCTGTTGAACAGGTCGAGCAAACGTTTTGGCATGAATATGCCCACGCTTTGTTAGATCACGCTCGGCAAGAAGAACTATGTGATAATGAACCTTTTATCGATTTAATCGGTGAACTTCTCTATATGTCGATAGGGAAGTCTGTGAAATGGAGATAGGATACACCATTAATCGTTGCGGTAGAAAAAGGCTTTTACAGTTTTTTAAAAAAGTCAAAAATAGATGGGTTAAAATTGGTGAGTACAAAACTTATCCTTACGATGTTAAGGGTTATCTCTCGACACTGAGGGAGGGTTCTTCACTTGTTTTGCTAGGTGAGGTTTGTGAAAAAACTTCAGATAGACTGGGATTAAAAACGTCAACAACGCCAAAATAGAATTTACTTTAAAGCGGTGCTTAGTATTCTTTTTAACATCGCTTTTAATTTCAGGTAAGTTATTACTAATCCCTTCAACCTTTGTTTTAATCGTCGCTATATCAGCTACAATTTGTCGTGTCTCTTCAGGTGTGAAGCTCATTAGAAACTAATCCCTATTCCTACAAATGGTTCGAACTTATTAATCTTAGCACCAATTACGCCATGAATATTCAAAAAAAACTCATGTTGATACATAATTCCAAAGTTTCTATTTACTTCCCTGAAATCACGTAACGACTCTGGTGCGAATTTTAACAGAGTGATTCGATTACGAGCGCGGTTCTCAACTAATTTACTCTCTCGTTTCTCGCTACTTAAATCTTTTGATTTCGTTTTGTACTTTTTAGTTTGATCTTTATTGACGATTCGAGTTTTAGTTCTGGTAATCTTTGTCCCATCTTTCTTCTCGATCACTTCAGTTGTTATCTCTTTCGTTTCGTCTTTTTTAATTGCTTCTTTTAGGTCTTCACGTTCTACAAGTTTAACAACTTCAACTTTCTCGATCTTTACTTTTTCAGGTGTAGAAAATCGGCCAGCTAGAAAAGCAACTGTTAAACCTATACCAATGTAAATACCTAAAGTAGCTTTATTTGTCATTAGCACCCTTCTTTTGATAAGCGTTCGCAGCACCTAACCCGATACAGATGGTAGATAACGGAACGCCTACGTCAGTACCCTTGGTATAACCAAGGAACACTAAACCTATTATACCTAGAATACACGCCGAGTACCTTCTGTCTTGCCATAAATGTTTCATACTTCCA